GATCATATAGACTCTTTTAGTGAGTGTATGTTTTTATTGTTAGGTGGAACTGGTGTAGGTTACTCAGTACAAAAACATCATGTTGAGAAATTACCACCCGTAAACAAACCTTATGAGAAAAGAACAAAAAGATTTTTAATTAGTGACTCAATAGAAGGTTGGGCAGACGCAATTAAATTATTAATGAAATCCTATCTTAATGGTAAGAGTTCTAGAATAGTATTTGATTATTCTGATATTAGACCTAAAGGTGCTAGATTAGTTACATCAGGAGGTAAGGCTCCAGGACCTCAACCATTAAAAGAGTGTATTGTTAAAATAACTGGTATATTAAGTGAAAAAGAAGACGGTGAACAATTAACTACTTTAGAGGTACATGATATTGTATGTCATATTGCTGACGCAGTATTAGCTGGTGGTATTCGTAGGGCAGCACTAATTAGTTTATTTTCTGCCGGTGATCAAGAAATGATTGCTTGTAAGTCTGGTAACTGGTGGGAAACTAACCCACAAAGAGGTAGGGCAAATAACTCAGCTTGTTTGATGAGACATAAGATAACTAAGGAATTCTTTTTAGATTTATGGAAAAGAGTTGAGTTAAGTGGATCTGGTGAACCAGGAATATATTTTAATAATGATAAAGATTGGGGAACTAATCCTTGTTGTGAAATAGCACTAAGACCTTATCAATTCTGTAATTTATGTGAAGTTAACGTATCAAATATTGAGTCACAAGAGGATTTAAATAATAGAGTTAAAGCCGCAGCTTTTATTGGTACATTACAAGCGGGTTATACTCATTTTCATTATTTAAGAGATATATGGCAAGAAACTACCGAAAAAGAAGCATTAATAGGTGTTAGTATGACTGGTATCGGTTCAGGTAGAGTTTTAGGTTATGATATGGAAGAAGCGGCTAAAGTTGTTAAAAAAGAAAATAATAGAGTTGCTAAATTAATTGGTATTAATAGATCTGCAAGAACAACTACGGTTAAACCTGCAGGTACAACTTCACTCACATTAGGTACTTCTTCTGGAATACATGCTTGGCATAACGATTACTATATTAGGAGAGTAAGGGTTGGTAAAAACGAATCAATGTATAAATATCTTAATACTAATCATCCAGAATTAGTAGAAGATGATTATTTTAGGGGACATGATACTGCAGTTATATCTATACCACAAAAAGCACCTAAAGGTTCTATATTAAGAACTGAGTCACCATTTGATTTATTAGAAAGAGTTAAAACAGTGGCAACCAAATGGGTTAAAAGTGGACACAATAGTGGTTCTAATTCACATAACGTATCCGCCACAATATCTTTAAAAGAAGAAGATTGGGAGTTAGCTGGTGAATGGATGTGGAACAATAGAGAACACTATAATGGGTTATCTGTATTACCGTATAATGGTGGCACTTATGTACAAGCACCTTTTGAAGATTGTACTAAAGATGAGTATGAAAAAATGATGAAATCACTTTCAGAAATAGATTTATCCAATGTTGTAGAAGAACAAGATGAAACTAATTTAAGTGGTGAACTGGCTTGTGCTGGAGGTGCCTGTGAAATAACTTAAATAATAATTTAATTTTAGTTTATAAAAAGGTATCAATTGATACCTTTTTTTTTTATATAACCTTTTCTTTTAAAAAATTTATTGTAGAATATTTATATACATATGGCAGATGAAAGATTTATAAATATCGATTTCCCTTTTAGGGATAGTGAGAAAGGTTTTTACTTTAAATTAAATAAAACAGATAAAGATGCAATTAAAGCAGATTTATTACATCTTTTATTAACTGATAAAGGAGAAAGATTATATATGCCAGATTTTGGTAGTGATTTAAAAAAATTTATTTTTCAACCAAATGATAGTATTACACATAGTGAAATAAAAGATAATTTAAATGAAACTATAAAAAGATATATACCTAATTTAGTGGTAGATAGTATAGATTTTAAGAAAAATGAAAAAGAAGAATTAATAATAGTAGAATTAAAATACACAGTAATAGATGGTACTTTCTCATCTTCTGATATTTTAGAAATAACACTTTAATTATGAAAAAGAAAGTAAACTATAATAGTAGAAATTTTGCTGAGGTAAGAGCAGAATTAATAGGTTTTGTCCAACAATATTATCCTGAAGTATTATCAGACTTTAATGACGCTTCTGTAGGTATGATGTTATTAGAATTAAATGCGGCGGTAGGAGATATGTTATCGTTTCACACAGATAGAATGTTTAATGAAACACAAATAAATTATGCACAAGAAAGATCTTCACTATTAGAATTAGCTAAAACTTTTGGTTTAAAAGTTCCAGGAAAAAGACCTAGTATCACAATTGTAGAGTTATCTGTTATAGTACCTGTTGATGAAAATGATGGTACAAAAGCTGATCAAAGTTATGCACCAATATTATTAAAGGGTACACAAGTAACTGGTGCAGGAAAAGTATTTGAATTAGTAGATGATTTAGATTTTTCTTCACCTTTTAGTAGTAGTGGTATACCTAATAGAAAAATTATACCTAAATTTAATAGTTCTGGTGGTGTAGACAATTATGAATTAATAAAACAAGCATTAGTTGTAAATGGTATTACTAAAGAATATAAAAGAGTTATAAGTAGAGAAGATTATAAACCCTTTTTAGAAGTTATTTTACCTGAAGACAATGTAATTTCTATTGATAATATAATTACATTAGAAGGCACAAATTTAACCACACCACCCACATTAGTTGATTACTCTACTTTTGAAAATAATTTTTATGAGGTTAGTGCATTGGCGGAAGCAGAAAAGTTTATTGAAGATCCTAATGTGCCCACAACTACTCAAGGTATTTTAGCTGGTAAATGGAAAAATATACCACAAAGATTTATAAGTGAATATACGGACAATGGTTTTTGTAAAATTACATTTGGTGGTGGTGAAATAGATGTTTCAGAATTAAATGATTTTATTGGATGTAGAGGGCAAATAACACAAATTGGTGATTTTGTAAATAATGACTCATTAGGTACTATACCTACTCCTGGTAGAACTATGTATATAAAATATAGAGTAGGTGGTGGGGGAGATAGTAATGTTGGACCAAATGTATTAAAAGGTTTAGGGGAAGTATTTATGGTTACTACCGGAGAAGATCCAACAATAAACCTAAATGTAGAAAATAGTTTAACTGCAAACAATCCAATACCTGCTATAGGTGGTAAAGACCAACCATCACTTAATGAGATTAGACAACTAGTAAAATACAATTTTTCTGCACAAAATAGATGTGTAACTATAAAAGATTATTTATCTAGAATAAATTTAATGCCTGGAAAATTTGGTATTCCTTTTAGGTGTGGTGTATGGGAAGAAAGAAATAAAGTTAGTGTAACAATTTTAGCGTTAGATGAAAACGAAAATTTAACTAATATATCCACTGATAGTTTAAAAGAAAATATTGCAGAGTATCTATCTAATTACAGAATGTTAAATGACTATGTAACGATAAAAGATGGTAGAATTATTAATCTTTCTTTTGAAATATCTTTATTTACAGACAAAACTACATCCAAAGGAGAAATTATGTCTGCAGTTATTGAATCAGTAGAAGAATATTTTGATATAGATAAGTGGGGTATGGGGGAGAATGTTTATTTGGCACAACTAATTGAAAATATAAATAATGTTGGTGGTGTGTTAAATGTTACAGATTTAAAAATATTTAACAATGTTGGTGGAAAATATTCATTAAATGAAATATCTCAACCATATGTAGATGATGAAAGTAAAGAAATTGATATTTCTGATGATTATACATTATTCGGTGAACCAGATGCAATGTTCGAAGTTAAATTCCCAAATAAAGATATAAAAGTTAGGTTTAAATAGTTACTTTTTATGGTTTATGAATTAGTTTTAAAAAAAAATAGAAATTATGGGATGTAATACATGTAACGGAAAAACAAAAAATGATATATCATTTGAAGAAGCGCCAGGTAAAGAAATAAAATTAATTCCTGATGCAATAACAGAAGGTAACTTCCATCAAATGGGAATTCTTCTTAAATTATTAACAACTGTAGTCATAACTGCAATAATACCTTTAGTGATGATCGTATTGGTAATACAATTTATTTTACATATGTTTACCCCTAATTGGTTACAAAAGATTCAAACAAAATGGTCATTATATTGGAGATCAAAATTAAGACAAAATACTGAAAAAAGGGTAGTTAGAAAAAATAATGCAACAAGAAAGAAAAGAGAAAAGCAATTTGAGAATACCCCATCCTATAGTGCAGAAACTTATACCAACTTAGAGGTAGTAGAAAATAACGAAGAAAGTGAAGAATAAAAAATATGTCAAAATCGGTTCGTATAAGAACAAAACCAAATGGGGGAGATAAGTATGTTAAAGTTGAACTTAAACAAGATTTTGATTTACTTGAAATTTTAAGTTTAAAGATAAAACAAGAGGATGTCTATGGTAATTTTTGTTCTGATCATGGAGTTGTTGCAGGTAGAGTTGTAATAAACAATGGATTTGGTGTACCTAACGTAAAAGTATCTATATTTATACCAAAAAACTCTAATAACCCAATAGTTGAACAATTATATCCTTTCGATAGTCCTTCACCTGAAAAGAAAAATGTTAATGGTATTAGATATAATTTATTACCCGATACCCAACAAACATTAAATCATACACCTGTTGGTACATTTCCTGATAAAATAGCAATCTTAGACGATAAGATTAATTTAGAAATATACGAAAGATATTATAAATATACTACTACAACTAACGAATCTGGAGATTTTATACTTTTTGGTGTACCCACAGGAAACCAAATTTTACATTATGATATGGATGTTAGTGATATTGGTTTTATATCTGCAAGACCTTATGAATTAATCGAACAGGGGTATTCAGAAGAATTATTTGCATCACCTTTTGAATTTAAAAGTAGTAGAAATTTAGATAGTTTAACACAAATAGTAAGTCAAAACATTAACGTCTTAGTTCAACCCTTCTGGTGTGATAGTTTAAGTACGGGTAGGGTAATAGGTATAACTAGAGAAGATATTAGTATAGATGCAATAGAATTAACACCTACGGCAATGTTTTTTGGTAGTGTGATATCCGATGATGAAAAAGACTCAGTTAATAAAAATTGTAGGCCTAGAAAGAAAATGGGTCAAATGGATGAAATGATAACTGGGAAAGGTCAGATAGAGGCAATATATAGAACTGTAGATGGTGATATAGAAAAATATAATGTTCCTGATGATGCAATCGATGAGAATGGTACATTTGCAATGCAATTACCAATGAATCTAAGAAAGGTAGTGACGGACGAGTTTGGTAATTTAATACCTAGTCCTGATGGGATTAAAGGTATTGCTACTGAAGCAGACTTTCGTTTTAAAATAAGTATGGATGCTACTGGTAATGATAAAAGACTTAGGAGAAGAGCAAATTTCTTAGTACCTAATATGACAGGTAATTATAAATTTGATAATTATGATTTAAAAGAATTAGCGGAGGAAAAACCATATAAAATAAACAGGCAATTATCGACATTTACAGAAAATACTCCATATTCGGGCCAAACTAGCAACCAGTATAATTATTTAGAAGATTTTTATACATTAAGGTGGAAAAAAGTTTATACTGTAAAACAATTTATCGCTAGATACCAATCAAATAAAAGAGATAAAAATAAAAATTTTATAGGTATAAAAAGGATTGAGGATGGTGCAGGAACAAATAAATTCCCTATAAATAGGTTATTTACTAAAATACATCCTATATATGCCATTGTATGTTTCTTATTAACTACCGTAGGTATTATTGTAGGATTTGTAAATGGTATATTAAATTTCATTAATAGTTTAATTACTGCAATATGCCAAATACCAATAATATGTGGGTTAAAAGTTAATTTTAAATTAAAAGTAGCATGGGGATCTAGTGTGGGTTGTTCTGGTATGGGATGCCCAAACAAAATTACTCCTATAAATTATGCAAAAACTATTGGTCTTGGATACGTTTTGAAATATTATATTGGATTTTCTATTTGTGTGAAATTTGAGATATGTTTTAAGAAAAAATGTGTTTTTGGTCAACTGTTATGTAAAAAATGTAATGATACTTGTGACCCAACTACACAAAACTTAAAACATAGTTGTTGTAGACATCTACAAAGTATTAATTCAGAAAATTGTACCCCAAGTACACACGATAGAAAACATGGATGTGGTGCATATGGAACAATTGTAAATGATTGTGCAATATGTATTGATGGTACGCCAGATTGTGATGAGGTAGATTGTAGTAATGATAGGGGATGTTGTGGGAAATGTTGTTGTAAAATAAATTTAATAGCACTAAATTGTCCAGAAGAAACGGGATTTAAAACCATAAGACCATCAATTATACCGACACCTTTTGCTAGGAATATATGTAACGAAACTTTTGTTAAAGTTGGTAGTTGTAAAGAATGTTCAGGAAATCAAACTCCACAAATTAAAGAATGGGTTAAATGTAAATTAGAGGATTTGGCTAATGCTTTAAATATGTTAAGATTTGAATTTTATAATGATTGGGTAAATGGAACACTATATTTTCCATTGATAAAAAGAAAATATAAAGTTAAAAAGAGAAAAAAGAAAAGAGGACAATTAAA